GCTGTGGAGCCTCGTGAGGGCCTGGCGTGGGATCCCGTGGCCCTGGGCGCGTACGAGTGGCTACAGCCGTTCTGTGACGTGCCAGAGGACGCAGCGGCCCCGTTGTACATGTCACCCGTACCTGATGACGCGGTGGGCTCGTACGGCGCGCAGGCGATCGAGTGGATCGAGTCGACGCAGACGGACAAGTCGGGTCGCCCGCTGACGCTGCGCTGGTGGCAGGCGCTTGCGATCACCCGCCAATTGGAGCACCGAGCGGACGGATCACTGTGTCACCGGACGGTGGTCGAGTCGTGCCCGCGGCGTGCGGGTAAGTCGGTTCGTATGCGGACGCTCGCGGTGTGGAGAATGGCTCACCCGGACCTGTTCGGGGAGATTCAGACCGTCGTCCACACCGGAAGCGATATCGCGGTGTGCGAGGAGATCCAGCGGGACGCGTGGCGCTGGTCTGAGGATGTCGCGGGCTGGACTGTGACCCGGGCGAACGGCCGGCGGGCGATCGAGTCGCTCACGGGTGATCGCTGGCTGGTGAAGGCGCAGGATGCGGCCGGCTACAGCTTCGACGTGACGTTGGGCATCGTGGACGAGGCGTGGGACGTGAAGCCCGGGACCGTGGACGAGGGCTTGGAACCGGCGACGATGGAGCGGCTGTCAGCGCAGGTGTACATCACGAGCACGGCGCACAGGCGGGCGACGTCGCTGATGCGGTCGCAGCTTCAGACAGCGCTAACGGTGGACGAGCCGTCGACGCTGCTGCTGCTGTGGGCGGCGCCTGCCGGGTCGGATGTCGGCGACCCGGAGGTGTGGCGGGCTGCCTCCCCGTACTGGTCCGAGGACCGACGGCAGATGATCGCGAAGAAGTACGCGAAGGCGCTGGCGGGTGAGGCTGACCCGCAGGCCGACGACCCGAACCCGATGGAAGGGTTCAAAGCCCAGTATCTGAACGTGTGGGTGCTGAACCCGGTTGCGGCTCAGCGGGGTAACCCGGTGGTCGAGGCCGAGGAGTGGGCGGCGCTAACTGTGGACAATGTCCACAGTTCCGGGGCCCCGTACGCCGCTGCGATCGAGTCGTGGTTCGGCGGTGGCGTGTCTCTGGGCCTGGGCTGGAAGGTCGGGGACGAGGTCGTGGTGTCGGTCGAGGACGTGGCGGATCTCGCGGCGGCCGCGGAGGCGCTGAAGGCGTCGGGGTTCCGGCGTACCGCGACGGTCGGTGCGTCTCTGCTCGAGGATCCCGCGCTGCGGGGGATTCGGGCGCGTAAGGGGCAGACCCCAGTGCGCGGGGCGGTCCAGGAGCTCGAGCGGCTGCTATCCGAGGACGTGCTACGCCATGACGGCGGCGAGCACCTCACGGGCCAGGTGCTCGCGGCCCGGGTCCTTCCGGGCGCGGACGGTGCTCGGATGGCGTCAACCGGGCGAATGGATGCCGTGAAGGCCGCTGTCTGGGTCGTTTCCGACTGCCGGCGGAAGTCTGTGGGGCGTCCGATGATCGTCACGCTCCCTGCGTAAGGGGCTAGTTCGCCACGCCCATTACCCCGCATAGTTGCTTAAGGCCTCGCTTATATGCAGACTGGGGCATGTGAAGTGGTTGGACGCACTGTTCGGCCGTTCCCCGGTCGTGGCCCACGCGGAAAGCGAAGGGCCCGCCTTCGAGATCACCAAGGACGAGATCGCGTCGTCCTACTTCGGACTCCCCACGTGGGATGACTACGGCGGTGTCGTGCCGAAGATCTCTCGTCGTGAGGCGATCCAGGTTCCCGCGGTGAAGCGTTCCCGCGACCTGATCTGCCCGACGATCGGCGGGATGCCGCTCAGCGTCTACGACACGCAGCGGGTCGAGTTCGTGTCGGATCTCCTGACCCAACCGGAGCGGCACTGCGCCCGCGCTATCTCCATCACGCAGCTGGTCGAGGACATGCTCTTTGACCAGGTCGGCTGGTGGCTGGTGACGGAACGGAACTTCGAGAACTACCCGAAGTTCGTACGCCGGATCTCCCCGGAGCGCGTCACTGTCGATGAGGTCAAGGGCGAGATCCGTGTCGACGGCCGGAAGGTCGAGGACCGCGACATCATCCGCTTTGACTCTCCGAACGATGCTCTGCTGGTGGCCGGCGCACGTGCGATCCGCACCTGTATGCGCCTCGACCAGGCCGCGGCGAACTACGCGGACGGCATCCCGCCGGGTGACTGGTTCACCCCGGCTGAGGGTGCGGACCCGGTCGGTGTCCCTGTCGATGATGAGACGCAGGAGGAGGCGGACGCCCGCGCTGTTCGGGAGATGCTGGACAGTTGGCAGGCGAACCGGCGCGCCCGGCGTACCGCGTGGGTCAACGCTGCGGTGAACTACCACCAGTCGACGTTCAACCCGGAGCAGTTGCAGCTAGCGGACCAGCGTCAGCACGCGGTCTTGGAGATTGCCCGCGCTGCCGGGATCGACCCCGAGGAGCTCGGGGTGTCGACCACCTCGCGGACCTACTCCAACCAGTTCGACCGGCGTAAGGCGTTCCTGGACTTCACCCTCGGCCCGTACCTGACCGCGATCGAGCAGCGGTTGTCCCTCGGTGATGTCACCAAGAGGGGCTATTACGTCCGGTTCGACCTCGACGCCTTCCTCCGCTCCGACACCAAGTCTCGCTACGAGGCGTACAAGCTCGGGCTCGAGGTCGGGGCGATCGTCCAGGAGGAAATCCGGCCGATGGAGGACAAGCCAGACATCCCGGCCAGCGCCGTACAGGAGGCCCCTGTGGCAAGTCAGTTCTCCGAGGACTCTGAGTTCCTCGCATTCGATGCGCCGCCGGCTGGTGCCGAGTTCCAGGTGGACCTGGAGAAGCGCACCATCCGCGGTCTCGCTGTCCCGTACGGGAGGGTTGCCGAGAGCAAGGGCCGTAAGTGGTCGTTCTCCCGCGGCTCGCTGACCTTCGAGGATGTCTCGCGTATCAAGCTGCTCGACGGTCACGACTGGTCCAAGCCGATCGGGCGCGCGATCCACGTCGAGGAGACCGATGCGGGCATGATCCCGACGTTCTCCGTCATCGCCACCCCCGCGGGTGACGAGGCGTTGCTGATGGCCGCCGAGAAGGTCAAGGACGGTCTCAGCATCGGTGTCGCGAAGGGCGGCACCTACGACGAGCGGAACGGCGTGTACTTCGCTGTCTCGGCTCCCCTGGCCCACGTGGCTCTGACTCCCTGCCCTGCGTTCGATGACGCACGGGTGACCGCTGTTGCTGCTTCCAAGGAAGGCGAAACCATGACCGATCCTCAGGTCACCACCCCGGCCGAGGGTTCGGCCACCACCCCCGAGTTCTCCGAGGCTCAGTTGGAGCAGCTTCGGGCGATGTTCGGTCCGAAGCCCGAGGGCGACCCGAACGGCCCGGAGGTCATCCCGGCCGCCGCTGTGGGCCTGTCGGTACACGAGCCGGTCCCGTACACGTTCGACCGGGGCGGCAACTTCACCCCGGGTGAGTTCAACTTCTCGACCGACCTGCACGAGATGGCGCGGGCGAAGGACGAGTACGGCAACGAGACCGCCGCCGGCAAGCGCGTCATGAGCCTGCTGCAGGCGCAGTTCGCGACCGTCGTCACCACCAACGTGGACGAGCTCAACCCGAACATCCAGCGTCCGGACATGTACGTCGATCAGCGCGACTACCGGACCCCGCTGTGGAACTTCGTGAACAAGGGCGCTCCGCCGAACGGTGTGCAGCCCTTCACGTTCCCGAAGTTCTCGAGCTCCTCGGGTCTGGTGGGCGATCACACCGAGGGCACCGAGCCGACCGGCGGCACGTTCGTCTCCACGAACCAGACCGTGACCCCGACCCCGATCTCGGGCAAGGCGTCGATCACTCGCGAGGTGTGGGACATGGGCGGCAACCCGGCCGTGTCGACGCTGATCTTCAACCAGATGAAGCGCGGCTACCGCGAGGGTCTGGAGTCCGCGACCGCGACGTTCCTGAACACCCTCACCGCCGCCGCCGACATCACGTTCACGCCGAACGGTGCCTCCGACGACGTGCTCGCCGACCAGTGGGACGCGCACCTTGCCGACCTCCAGTTCATCCGCGGCTACGACTTCGAGGCGCTCGCCCTGGAGAAGGAGCTCTACAAGAAGTTCGTGGGTGCGAGTGACGCTGACGGGCGGAAGCTCTACGCGCAGATCAACCCGGCGAACGCGAACGGTACAGCGACGGCGCGGTTCATCACCCTCAACCTGGGCGGCGTGACCGGTGTCCCGTCGTGGGCGCTCCCCTCGACCGCGGGCAGCCCGAACAACTCGTGGCTGTTCGACCCGATGGTTGTCCACGGGTGGGCCTCGACCCCGCAGCGGCTGGAGTTCCCGGGTACCGCGTCGGCCGGTGGCTACGCGCCGGTCGCGATGGTCGACCTCGCCATCTGGGGCTACAAGGCGTTCGCCAACACCGACATCGGCGGTGTGCGTCAGGTCATCTACGACACCACCGTCTGATCGGAGTCTGATGCCGCGCAAGAGGAAGACGACCGGAGAGGCAGCGTCGAACGGGGGCGCTGCCTCCCCGGAAGTCACCCCCGAGACCGAGCCGACCCCGCTCAGCCGCTACCAGCAGCGCAAGGCGGGACTACTGATCAAGCGAGACCGCCGCGCGCGGTTCAACCGTTGAGAGGAGGCAGACATGGCCGCACCGACCGCCGAGGACGTAGAGACCTACCTGGGGGAGACCTCATACACGATCGAGGAGATCACCGCGGTTCTGTCTGCCGAGAAGGCCGCGCAGGCTGCACGTTGCCGTGTACCGGCTGACGACGCGGCCTGGCCTGCTGACCTCGCGGAGGCGCTGAAGAGGCGCGTAGCGCGGAACCTGTCGCTGCGGAACCTGCCTCTGGCCCAGTTCCAGGGTGACGCTGAGGTCGGTCTGCTCGCCCCTCGCGTTGTCGACTCCGAGGTCCGCCGGCTCGAGGCCCCGTGGCGAAAGGTGACGTTCGGATGATCACGACTCGTCAGTCCATCGCTGACGCCCTGTCCATCGTGGAAGGTGTCACCGGCTACGCGAAGCAGCCGAAGGTCACCAAGGCCGGGGATGCGTGGGCGCTGGTCAACAGCTTGACTCGCGGCCCCGGCAAAGCGTTCGAGACCGAATGGCGTATCGCGGTCACGATCGCCGCGGATCCCGACACGGCTGCGGAACGGTTCGACTCGCTGATCCCGGAGGTCGCGCAGGCGCTGGAGTCGCAGGACGTGGCTTACGTCGACTCGGCCCGACCTATCGCAGTGCCCACCGAAGCAGGCGACCTGTACGGCGCCGAAATTCTCGCAAGGAGCGAATGATGGCTGCACCTCTTGGCGCGTACGTCCTGAAGGACTCCGTTTTCACGGTCGAAGCGACGGACTACGCCAACCAGACCACCTCGGTGGTCCTCACCCCGGAGCAGGCGACCCAGACGCTGAAGACGATGGTCCCGGACGGCATCGTTCAGGACGTCGACACCGCGACCTGGACCTGCACGATCAACGGCATCCAGGACATGACGGACGCTCAGGGCCTGGCCCGTCTGCTCAACGACATGGTCGGCGAGCCGATCGACATCGTGTTCACGCCGAAGCCTGGCGGCGTGACGGCGACGTTCACGGCCACCGCGAAGGCGGTTCAGTTCGGCGGTGAGCAGGGCGCGTACACCACGTTCTCTGCGGACCTGCCCGTCACTGGTCAGCCGGTGTTCGCCTGATGGCCCGCGCAAGCGTTACGACGCAGCGGATCGTTGCCACGGGTCTCGCTCCGACGATGACTCAGCCGACCGCTGACGGCGACGTGATCGACTCCGGGGCGGTCGCCGTGATGGTGACCAACGGTTCCGCGTCCTCGATCAACGTCACGGCGCAGACCCCTGCGACTCAGGCGGGTCTTGCGGTCTCCGAGCAGATCGTGGCTGTCGCGGCCGGCGCGACGAAACTGATCGGCCCGTTCCCGAAGTCGACCTACGGACAGGCAAGCGGTGCTGACGAGGGCCGGGTGTACGTCGACTACTCGGCTCAGACCAGCGTCACCCGTGCGGTGGTCGGTTTCTGATGGTCACCCGTGAGGCGGCGTGCGAGTTCGTGAAGGCGCTCGGCTATGAGCCGTCCGAGGTCGAGCGCGTGGAGCTCGACTACAGCGGCGTAACCGTCGTGCATGCCGACCTCACGGTTAAGCCTCTGCTGATGATCACCACCCGGCACAACTACGAGGAGGGAACCTCATGATCACCTTCAAGGTCACCCCGGACAACGCCCCGGAATTCATCGTCACCGCAACCTCGCGGGACGTCCTGTTCTGGGAGAAGACGACGCGAGACGTCACCTTCAACGACTTCCTCGCGAACCCGGACTACCCGAACGCCTTCAAGCTGGCGCACCTCGCCTCCTGGCGACAGGGGCTCATCGATCAGAAGGTGACCCTGGCCGAGTTCGAGAAGACGTGCGAGGTCGTCGGTGTCAGCGGCGACGACGGCGAGGACGTGGAGCCGGACCCTACCCTGCCGGATCCCTACACCGAACCCTCATCGCCCTTGCCATCCGAACCGGTATCAGCCCCACCGCGTGGGCGAAAGAAGGCGAACGGGCGGTAGTCACAGCGTTCGACATCCTCGACAGCGGAACCGAGCAGCAGGAAGGAGGGGCTCCGGAGGGATGGGAATTACTGTGAACCTGAAGATCGACGGGGCCCGTGAAACCCTGCGTGCTTTCGGCCGGCTCGGCAAGGACGCGAACAAGGCGCTGCGTGAAGCGAACAAGGACATTAGTTCCGACCTCGCAGGCAAGATCCAGACCGCGGCGCGGTCCTCGGACGCGCAGTCCGCGGCGGTTGCCTCGAGCATCAAAGCCCGCAGCGACCGTGTCCCGACGATCGAGGCTGGCGGCAGGCGGCTCGCCACCAAGCAGCGGCGACGGTCGAGCGGTCAGCGGAAGACCCAAGCCGGGGACCTGATCTTCGGCGCGAACTTCGGCGCGACCTACCTTCCGCAGTTCCGGCCGCACAACGGCGGCGCGGGATCCGACGACTACTGGTTCTACTCCACGGTCGACGACAACGAGGAGCGGATCGTGAAGCGGTGGCAGGACACCGCCGATCGGCTGCTGAGTGAGTGGGGTTCCGGTGGCTAGCTCGACGCGTACCGTCAAGGTCAAGTTCGACGGTGACGCTAAGGGCCTGGCGAAGGCCGCCAAAGACGGTGAGCGGGAGATCGACAAACTCACCAAGGGCGTCAATGGCCGGTTCCGGAAGTCGGGCGAGGAGTCCGGTAAGGGCTTCGGGGCGTCGCTGCGGAAGTGGTTCAAGGGCGACGGTCAGGGACTGTTCAAGGAGATCGGGAAGTCCGGGGGCACGGTCTTCGGCTCCGGTCTCCTCGGTGCCCTGAAGACCCCGATCCTGGGGCCCGCGATCCTGGCCGCGGTCGCTGCTGCTGCCGCTGTGGCCGCGCCGGCGGTCGGTGCTGTCGCAGCTGGTGGAGTGGTCGCCGGGTTCGGTGCTGGGCTCGCCGGGTTGGGTGTTGTGTTCGCGGCGCAGAACGCGGAGGTGAAGGCGGTCTGGTCGAAGACCCTCGCCGACATGGGCGCCCAAATGCGGGTGCTGTCCAAGCCGTTCGAGTCCACCCTTGTGGCGATGTCGGTCGTTGCCCGACGCACCTTCGATTCCTTCAAGCCGTCACTGGATCGGGCGTTCAAGAAACTCGCACCGTCCCTGACCGCTTTCGGTGATCAGGTCGGCCGGGCGCTGGAAGGGCTCGCCCCGGCTGTAGAGCCTCTGGCGGATGCGTTCGCGGCTGTCCTGCGGTCTCTCGGACCCGCGATGCAGTCGGCCGTGCAGAACGTCTCCAAGGGGCTGCAGGATCTCGCTAAGTCGGTGAAGGAATCCCCGGACGGGCTCGCTGACCTGGTGAAGGGCACGGGCGACCTGGTGAAGTCCGGGCTCGACCTGATCCGCACCCTCAACGACGTCAACGCTGCCTTTGAGCGGATCACCGGCGGCACGTCGCTAGTAGACGTGGTGATGAAGGCCGCACAGGGGCAGATCGGCGGCGTGACCCTCGCGCTGAAGGGGCTCACTGCCCCGATCACCGGCGCGGATGCGCTGCTGCAGAAGCTGGGGCTCCGCACCAAGGACGCGGGCGACTCGGCCGACACGTTCTCCACGAACCTGCTCAGTGCCGTCGAGGAAGCGAAGAAGGGCGCTAAGCCTGTCGAGACCCTCGCGCAGAAGTTCGAGCGGCAGTGGCAGGCCACCCAGAAGGCGAACACCGAGCTGTTCCGTAACTCGGGTCTGCTGCTGACTCTGTCGGGTGCCTCGATCAACTACGAGCAGGCGGTAGACGACGCGACCGAAGCGGTGAAGCAGAACGGCAAGACCCTCGACATCACCACCGCGGCCGGTCGCGCGAACAAGACCGCTCTCGACAACCTCGCGTCTGCTGCTAACTCCCAGACCGAGGCGATGCGGAACGCCGGGGACGGCAACGTGAAGGCCGCCAAGCACGCCGAGGAGTCCCGCAAGGCGTTCGTGAAGCACGCCGTGCAGATGGGCATGTCGAAGAAGGAGGCCGAGAAGCTCGCGGCCGAACTGATCGCGATCCCGAACGTGTCGCGTACAGCCAAGCTGACCGCGAACAAGAAGGACCTCGAGACCAAGCTTGCTGCGGCGAAGCGTGAGCTCGCGGACCCGAACCTCACCAAGGAGCGCAAGGCCGAACTGAAGGCCGAGATCGCCAAACTTGAGGCCGGGGTGAAGCGGGCCAAGGAAGCCCTGGGTGAGGTGCCGAAGAGCAAGACCGTCACCATCACGACCAAGTACGTCACGGTCGGCACTCCTGCCCAGAAGGCGCGGGCGGCTGCTGGTGGACGCGACGTGAACCCGCGCGCGGCCGGCGGGCCGGTCATGCCGCGCCGTACCTACCTCGTGGGCGAGCGTGGCCCGGAGTTCATCACGATGGGGGCCTCACCCGGCCGGGTCACGTCAGCTGAGGCGGGTATCGCGCCGGTCGCAGCCCCGATGAACATCTACGTCGAGATCGACGGCCAGCAGCTGCAGGGCCGCATCACCAAGACCGTCAAGGCGGAGAACCGCGACCTGAAGCGAACGGTGGGTGCCCGCTGATGGCGACGATTTCAGTCACCTACGACTCGACCCTGTCCCGGCTGCGGATCGCTGTCACGGGACTTGTGGGGACTGCTGTCACGGCGAAGTTCGAGCGTGCCATTCAGGACGTGGGTATCTGGTCAACGGTCCGCGGTGGGTCCTCGGTCAACGTGTCGGGTGCCGCGGCCAGCCTGGACGATTACGAGTGGCCCAGCGACCCGGGTAGCGACCTGAACTACCGAGTGACCGCGTACGACGTGTCGGGTGTGCAGGTCGACCAGGTCACCGAGTTTGACGCGGTCGCGCCTGCCCTCGACTCGATATGGGCGAAGATCCCGGCCGCGCCTTACCTGAACATGCCGATCACGGTGGTCGACCGCTCCGCGATCGAACGCAAGTCCCGGGCAGGACTGTTCCCGATCGTGGGCCGGTCCAAGCCGGTCATGGTCGGCGACGTCGCAGGCAGTCTCCAGTTCGAGCTACAGCTACTGACCGAGAACGCTGCCGACGAACGGAACTTGGACTACCTGTTTGCCTCCGGCGAAGTGCTGTTCCTGCACCTGCCGGCGGGCGTCGAACACTTCCCGGGCGGCTACTACGCGGTCGGGGATGTCACCCGCGAGACAACCCTCAGGCTGTCGGCGCGGAGAGTCTGGACGGTGCCGTTAACCGAAGTGGCCCCCCCGGGCCCAGATGTCATCGGATCGGCGTACACCTGGGCCTCCGCAGTCGCCGAGTATGCGACCTGGGCCGACCTCATCGCCGACAACCTCACGTGGGCGGACCTGCTGCAGCGGACCGGCACCCCAAGCGACGTGATCGTGCCATGAGAGACGTCAGCGACAAGTTCCTGGGGACCCTCCGCGGGAGTCACCTCGCGGTGTCGCGGGCGCGCGTCTGCACGACGTTCCAGACCGGCACCAACCCCACCGGGACTGAGATCGAGATCGTGGACGGGGACGTGAGAGCGACCGCGACCGGGACGATCCGCTCAACCCTGAGCCTCACCACTTCGGAAGGGTGGCCGCGTCTTGCCTCCGACCTTCTCGCGCCGTACGGCAATGAAATCTATGTGGAGCGCGGTATTGCTTACGGCAACGGGCAACGCGAGTTCGTCGGGCTCGGCTACTACAGGATCGACACCCCCGAGCAGGACGAGGCCCCGGATGGCGTCGTGGCCATCGCTGCCTCTGACCGGATGGCAGGGATCGTTGACGCCCGGTTCCTCACCCCGCGACAGTTCGCCGCGACCCTCTCCAGAGGGGACCTCGTAGAGACCCTCATCACCGAGGTGTACCCCTCCGCGACGATCTCGTGGGACGACACCGGCGTACGTGACGGTCTGGTCGGCCGAACCGTCATCACCGAGGACGACCGAGCCGGAACCCTGAAGGAGTTCGTGACCTCGCTCGGGAAGGTCGGGTACTGGCGCTACGACGGCGTCTTCCGGGTCGAGACCCCACCGGACATCACCGGCGCCCCTGCCTGGACGATCGACGCTGGACGCGACGGGGTCATGGTCCAGATGTCCCGCGCACTGACCCGTGAAGGGGTCTACAACGCCGTGGTGGCCGTGGGTGAAGCCGGGGACACCACCGCGCCGGCAAGGGCTGTAGCGGTCAACGACGACCCGACCTCGCCCACCTACTACAGCGGCCCGTTCGGCCCCGTGCCGCGGTTCTACTCCAGCCCGTTCCTGACGACCAACGCGCAGGCGCTGACCGCTGCACAGGCGATCCTTCGGCAGCAACTCGGCATCCCGTACCAGGTCGAGCTAGCGACCGTCGCGAACCCGGCGCTCGAGCCGTTCGACGTGATCCAGGTGAAGTACCCGAAGTCGTCCCGGTCGCGGACTCTGCGGAAGGAAACCCACGTGATCGATGAGGTCACGATCCCTCTCGTCCCGACCTCGCCCGTGACGCTGAAGACCCGCGAACAGACCGCGCAGATCCTAGGAGAAGGCTGATGGGCGTCACCGACAACCTCGCTCCGCTGTTCGACCCCGAGAACCCCAATGTGCGGTTCCGGCAGGGGACCGTTGTCGCGTGGGACTCCGAGACCGGGGCGAACACGATCGACCTGGCCGGCGGCGAGCTCACCAACGTGAAGGTGTTGACCACAGGTGAGGCGATCGCCCTGAAGGCTGGGCACGTCGTGTCCCTGATCGGGCAGGGCTCTACCTGGTGGATCCTGGGCCGGATCGCCGGGTTCGGTGACCCTGACTTCGCTGGGTCGTCGGTGTCGTTCGCGACGAACTTCAACAACACGTCGAACTTCGCGATCGCCAAGTCGCCGACGTTCTCGACGGTCGCGACCGTGGTCCTGTCGGTGCCGACCTGGGCTGATGAGGCGCTGGTGACGGTCCAGGCCGCGTTCTCGCTGCACAACCCCACCGGTACGGCGGACTGGGCGAACGGGCGGTGCGCGATCGGGGGGACGGCGTTCGCGCAGTCGATCTCCGGTTTCGCGGCGAACGGCAACGTCAGCAACGGCGACTACGACAACCTGACCTGCCTGGCCGCGCAGATCGTCTCCAGTCCCGGCTCCAGCATCACCGTCACTGCGCAGGTCGCCACGTTCTCGAATGCGTGGGGCGCGGACGCGAACAACTTCTGCTCCCTCGCGGCTACGGCCGTCTACCGATCAACCGTTTAAGGAGGCCGACCCCATGGCTGACGTGACAGCGAACTACGCCCTGCCCTACCAGGAGCTCGGCGACTCCCCGGACGGCGCGACCGGGCTGCAGGACCTCGCCGAGGCTGTCGACGCGGTACTGCTCCGCATGGACACGACGATGAAGGTCACCCTGTTCCCCGCGTCGGGTACGTGGACCAAGAACGTGTCCCCCGCCCCGCGGTGGGTCGAGGTGATCGTCGTCGGTTCCGGTGGCGGCGGCGGCGGTGTCGACGGAACCGGCGTGGGCCAGGGCGAAGGCGCTTACGGCGGCGGCGGCGGATGGGCCATCAAGAAGTACGTCGCCTCGTCCCTCGCTGCCACCGAGACCGTGACGGTTGGTGCCGCGGGCACGGGCGGCGCGGCCGGGGCGAACGACGGCGGCACCGGCGGGACCGTGTCGTTCTCCAGCGCCGGCAACCTCGTCCAGGCGACCGGGGGTGCCGGTGGCGGTGGCATGACCGCAGCCGCGACCGGCACCGCGCAGGGCGGTCTGGGAGGTGTCGGCTCCGGAGGTGACATCAACCTTCACGGGCAGCCGGGTTGCGGTTCCCGTGTCATCGCCAGCCTCGCCGTGCTGACCGCGGTCGGTGGCATGTCCGGTGGCGGTATGGGCGCGGGCGCGCGGGCGCTGGGTGCGCAGGCCAACGGGAACGCGGGGCAGCTGTACGGCGGTGGCGGCGGCGGCGCGTTCGTCGGATCCGTCACCACCAACTTCGCGGGCGGAGCCGGCGGCAAGGGCTGCGTCATCGTTCGTGAGTACTTCTGAGACCTACCTACCAAGCCGACACTTACTGGGGTGTGAGATGGCTGAGCCGACACTGTCCGAGGTACACGCTGACCTGGTCGGACGACTGAAACACGATGAAAGGCTGCGCGCTGTGGAACAGCAGACAGCGACACTGCAGGCGATCGTGCAGGACATCCCGAGGATGGAGGCCCGGTTGACCGCGGCCATCCAGGACTCCAAGCCGAAGAACACGGCTGCCTGGGCTTCGGTGGTCGTCGCTGTCGTGGCTGTGGTCGTCGCTCTGCTGGCGATCACAGGGCAGTAACCAGACGGCAGCGCCCCACCGGGTTCCCTCCTCGGGTGGGGCGCTGCTCACTTCCAGGTGTGGATGCAGGCCCAGCAGCGGTGGTCCCCGTGGTGGTCCTCGGGCTTCCGGCAGACGTGCTGATCGTGGGCTGTGATGACCCGGCCGGTAACCGGCTCAGTCGACAGGCACTCCGTGCGAGTTTCGGTGTGGTGGCTCACCACCGCAGAGTAACCCTGTCCCCTTCCTCTGGTTAGATGAGGTCAGGTCAGGCTCCAGTACCTGGCTCAGGCCCCCGTCTGTGGTGGCTCACGGACGGGGGCCGCCTACTGGAGAATATTTCCACCCTCAACGCTCAGATGCGTCCCGCTCAAAACGCTCCAACCCACAACGCTCCGTGACGCATAACCGCCCCGTATCTCAAGGAGTGCTCTCCCTCGCTTCGGCGCGTTTCCGCAGGTCACACGGCCATTCTCAGGCAGGCAGGGTCTACAGTGAGAGACCCACAACGCTCTACTTGAGAATATGGAGGGTCATCCGTGCGGGATCTACTGGAATCCTGGACAGTCCACCTGCAAGCCGAACGCAAGTCAGCCCACACCCTCACCGCCTACCGCACGGGGGTGCTGCGGTACATCGAATGGTGCGAGACACGCGGACTCCCGGTCGAACCCGACCGGAACCAGGTCAAGGACTGGGTCGCTGACCTCTTGGGCGCCGGCGCATCCGCGAACACCGCTACGTCTCGTCTGGCCGCGGTCAAGCGGTTCTCCGCGTGGATGTACGACGAGGGCGAGCAGGACGCGGACCGGCTCGCGTCGATCAAGTCCCCGCAGGCCGACGACCCCCTCGTCCACCCGTTGACCGAACAGGAGATCAAAGCCCTGTTCGCGGCGTGCAAGGGCCCGGCGTTCGTCGACAAGCGGGACGAGGCGATCGCCCGGTTCCTGCTCGAGACCGGGGTGAGGGCGGGGGAGTTGGTCGCGATGGACCTCGCCGACCTCGACGTTCCGGCCGGTCTGGCGGATGTTGTCAGGGGGAAG